ACAGGTTTTTTAGTCAGTTGTCAATGGTTTTTGCTGTTGTGTTTTTGCAACACTCATAGCTCTAGAAAGACCGTATTTTTGGATATTTCCGGAAAACAGCACTAATTGCACTGCCATCTTTTCTCTATATACAAAGATGGCTTTTTTGGTTAGATAAAATGGGCAGTCAATAAACTGATCCATCTGGATAATTAACCGATTCGTCCATTCAACTTCTTTTGGGAGATCAATTTGGTAGCATTTGATGTCGGCCTGTTGCATCCATTCTTGCCCAGAATCGGTTAGCCGTAATCCACCTGTTGCTTTTTGTCTAGGATTCATCCAAAATGCAGGCAGCATTTTTTTAACATACTCGTCGTGGTGAGGCTTACCTAGTGTTTCTAAAACGTATTTGACTATTTCAGTCCGTTGATTCATTGCCTAGTTTTTCACCAGTTGTGAGTTTATAAACGGAGAAGTCCTGACAATTAAACATTTTGTTCAGTCGCTCTGCTAGATTGTGTGCATGTCCACTGTTAGAAAAACTAACTTTTTTATACTTTGGACCTAGGTCTTGTGCTACTATGCTGGTAGTTTTTAAATTGACTGGTTTGTCTTTATAAAAAACTGCCCAAATGGCATCGGCTTCCAATACCTGTTCAGTCTTGTAATTTTTTTTATTCGTTAGTTCTAATAATACTGTAGGTTTAGGTCTGCTCATGATGCGTACATTCTCCGTTATATACGCATTTATTTAGTTGGGACTTATCGAAATCCGCCACCGTCCATTGAGACCTGTATTACATCTTCTTGACTAGGTTGTTGTACAAAGTCTTCTAATTTTCCTACTAGTCTAGTCATAACAACCGCAAGACTGTCTGCTAATGCAGTGGCCTCATTTATGTCTAAAACTACAGTCTTTTGACCTGATTTCTTTGCAATACGAGCCTTTTCGAGATAGTTTTCGATGGCTAATGTGTTAATTTGTTTCATTTTCTTTTTTACTTAGAGTAGTGAGCATCTGTTTCATTTCAACTTCTGTCTTAAAAGGTCCATGAAATGGATATCGATCTAATGTAATTAGCTTAGGACAAAAACTTTTAACCCAGCCTTTACGGAATTTAATTACATAGTAACCTGCACAATATTGGCTCTTGCTCTTTGTACTCTTGGCATAGATAGGTAATCTTTTTCTAATGTCATATACTGATCCAAACGGTTTTGATCCGCATGGAAAATCATAAACTGCATATTCTTTAGTTTCGGATTTTACAGATTTAACAACATCAAAAAATACAACGCCTAGCTTTTCTTTAACGTCTTTTACTGTACCTATAGCAATTTTATTGCCGTTCTTTAAAATAGAATACGAACTGCGTTCTTTATTCAAGGTACCTACTTTCCGGCCGTCTTTTTCTAATAGCCAACTTTTGTTAGGTATCAAAGGTTTTGCAATAGTTGTCATTTTTGTCTCCCAACATGTATTTGTTTTATTTTCACAAGTGTCTTTAAACTGACACGTTACTAGTATATCTTGCATTAAAAGGCTCCGCATAACTTTGTGCCTGGTCTGTAATTTTTTGCAAATCGTAAGTTGCACAAAACTTCATAAGCCTAATACCAACTTGCGGAACATTCTTTTCTGCGGTAATTGCGGTGTTAATAGTTTCAGTAATGAGATTGCGAATCTCTTGCGGCTGCTCAGTTAAGTCGCATAGTAGACGATTTCGATTATAGTCATCCAGTACTTTATGCTCAACACCTTCGTGATCAACCCACTTCTGTAACATGAGATTGTTCCAATTGTAGCCTTTAGAATTTCTATCAGCAAATGCTTCACGAAGTCCTACTTTATTCTTTGTGCCTTTTTCACGCACACCTGGATACGCTGAAAAGATATTATCGCTTGTGTCGCCACGCATACATTTCTCAAACAATAGCCATTCTGGATCGGGTTCAGGTTTTACAAGCCCAGTTTTTTTATCTTTAACTCGTTTGCCTTTCTCGTCGAAGTAACCTTCGTGAGTAGTGGTTACTTGACTAACACCGTTATATTGTTTAACATTAGGTGCAACCAATTGTGCAAAGTCGCCATCTGTCGAAATAATAATATGCTGATCTTCAGGATGTGCTTGAATGAATCCTGCAATAAGATCATCTGCTTCTAGTCGAGGATGTTGCAAAACAGTACAGTTAGTTTTGTTAGTTACAAAGTCTTTAAACTGATCAAACGTTTCCCAAAATACGCGGTCTTCTTCAGCTTCTCGAGGACTCTGTGCCGCCCGAGCTTCTGTACGCTGCCGCTTGTAAGGAGCATAAACTTCCTTACGCCAGCTACGCCCCTCGAGGTGAAAGATAACATGGTCACCTTTAAAATCACGCCACGCTTTGCGTACACTGCTAAGAATAGTATGAAGACTCATACCTACTTTATCTTCAAGTCCACCACGCACTACATGGCGAGCTCGGAAGAATGTATTTGCAGTATCAACGTGAATAAATGTCTGTGCCATTAACTGACCTCAACTTTCCCATTACCTAAATTGTTTACGTTTACAAAGCCACTGCCTCTACGTTCCATATCCACACCTTCTTCAGCACCTACGCCTCTGCAAAGTTCTTGGAACCATTTATCTACAATGGCCTCATCTGTTTCGCCAGTGTAACCAGCGGACCTTAATTGTAACACAAAATACTCATTCCAGTCAAGTTCAAAGAATCCGTTACGCACATTTTCTTTATTGACATGAGTATCCAAAACAGCTACCCAAGGTTCTTTCTTTTCATTTGCTATTTCTTTTGGACTAAGTTTTGATAACCGTTCCAATTCTTTAGCACGTTCTGCTTGTGCAGTAGCCTCTTTAGCAATTTGAGTAGATCGTTCTGCATCTTCTACAGCACGTCTAGTTTCAGCTTCAATTTTGTCAATGCCAAATATTTTTTTAATAAAACTGTTCATTAAGTTCCCCATTCATTTTTAAATAGCGGCACCTGCAAGCGATCGCTATATCGCAAGCCTGCATTCATTGCCATAATAGCCACTGCTTTGTTATTCAGTGCGTAAACACTTTCTACACCACCTACTGGCATTAAGTAAACGTGTCCTCGAAATCCAGCGGCACGATATTCTTTAGTTGCCTTCATTGCATCTGCAAAGTCTTGCTCCGTAGCAATAACAAATTTTAAATATGCTGTACCAAAGTCTTCGTAATTTACAACAACTTTGGGTTTGATAGCATCTGCCCAAGGCTCGCCACTACACGGAAGTTTGGCACTTACACTAAATGTAACTTCTCTAGCAAAATCCATAGTAGGCATTTGCCATTCTACTAGATATTCTTTAAACTTTTCAGTCAATCTCATTGTGCCATTAGTTTCGAAAGTAATCTCTTTTAAGCCTGCCATCTTAGGATGACTTAACAAGTCTGGATAAGCCTTTTGCCAACCTAGCAACGGCTCACCGCCTGTAATAACAAGATGAGCATCCCCCCATTCGTTGTTAGGAAGCATTTCCATAATGCGTTCTACAATTCCGTCAGTCTCAATCATTGGACTTAGATCTTTAAATGCAGGATGCCAACTTGCATAACTGTCACAACCTGTACTAACAAGAGGTAAAGACTTGTACTCTGTGAAAGGAGTAATCATTGTATGCTGTGCCGCAATATCTGTTGCTTCGTGACTTAACTCGCCACTCGGCATGCCAAATCCTTGACAGGTAAAGTTACATCCATATGTACGTAGAAATACAGACGGGACACCCATGTAGCGTCCTTCTCCTTGAATCGAATAAAATAATTCGCTTACTTTAATTTTGCTCATATATGTTTGACCATTGTTTTAATTTTTCAATCTTAGCAGCTTTTGCAACTTCTAAGTGTTCTAATGATATTACATTCTTTTCTAGCATGATGTCAATCATTGCCAGCATGTCGCCCAATTCTTCTTCAAGGTGTTCTCGATTAGTTTTGGGCTTGCCTGGCTTGAAGTTGTCAATGCCAAATCGACTGATCTTGCTCACCGCTTGAATTACTTCTGCACATTCTTCTTGTAGAATGTCCATTACTTCTTTTGTTTTACTATCCATTATTTGCTCTTTCTGTTAGGTAAACATCATTGTGTACCCATTTGTTTTTAACAAGAAAACCCCATTCTCTTTTTTGCGGACCAGGCATAAACATAGTCCATGCTGTTATATTAGGATCAAGCTCAATACGATGATAGCTAGTAGCACTACAGATACGAAAGTGTCCGGGCCCTCGCCATACACATTTTTCTGTAATCTTCTTTCCTCCTCCGTCGAAAACAGGAGTCCATTCATAATACCCACCTTTTAAAATTAGAGTAGCGTAAGGCCATGGATGATCATGCACATCATCGGGGTCTGATTTAAGAAACTTGTGTAAAAAGACATTAAAGGGAAAACGCTTTCTGTCTTTAAGGAACAAATAATATCGTTCAAGGTAGGGTTCATTTGCTTGTCTATCCATTACAATGCGTTTGCGGCCGACACGTTCTAAAAAATTTAGGAACCATTTCATTTGCAGGTCTCCAACCATTCGTTTAAACGATGTACTGCTTCGTCAAAGTCAACGCCGTAAACTTTAGCCTCTAATACATTATCTGCAATATTAATATCAAACGGTATTACTCCGTTAAATCTAAAGTCTTCCGGAACGTCGGTAGTAACAATAAATTCTTGCAGATGTCTTGCTCTGAAGATTAAATTATTGGCCATATCTACTGAATTCATATTAACCGCCTTTTGTTGAGCCTTTAGTAAATGCCGCACGTACATCACGTAACAATGCTTCGTCGTCCCACTCTAGTGTAGTTTTACCATCTGGATGAGTGGTAACAGTTAAGTGACTACCTTTGACAACTTTTGTTTCTGCAAAAACTATCTTAGCACTGCCAATTGTGCCAGGCATTTCTATTGTTGTTTCTTTCTTTTTACGTGTTGCCATAATTACCTCGGAGCAAAGTCTTGCTGTAGTTTGATGTTGTCAAAGAATTCTTTCTTTGTACTTTGGTCGTCTTTAAACGCACCTTTAAGCACAGTAGTCTGCGTCAATGAGCTGTGTGCCATAATACCTCGATTCTCACAGCATCCATGTACTGCTTGAATGTAAACGCCTACGTCTTTGGCGTCAGTGGCTTTTTGGATTTCCCTAGCAATGTCATTAGCAAGTTCCTCCTGGAGAGTACCTCGACGGGCACACCACTGAGCGATCCTTGTATACTTGCTAAGTCCGATGAGTTTCTCAGCCGCAATAATACCAATATA